CGGCCACACGCGCTGAGCCGTCGCCCAAATCTGCTCTGTGATCTCGCGCACGCGCTCGAAGCCCGCGCGGAACTGCTCGGCGCGCTCGCCGCTCCCCGTGAACGACTGGATAAACGCGACGACCTGACCGCCCGCCTTCTCGAAGACGGGAAGCAGACGGTCGGCGACCTTCAGCAGACCGTCGAAGACCGGCAGCAGACCGGCACCGATGCGCGCCTGAAGATCCTTAAACTTCGCCGAGAGGATGCGTTGCTTGTTCGCCACGCCGTCACTCGTGCGAGCGAAGTCGCCTTGCGCCGTCTTCGAGTCCTGCATGATTAGCGAGTACGCGGCTTGCGCCTTCGCTCCCGCGGTGAGTTCGTCCTTCGTGTCGGCGAGCCCCATCCGAAGCGCTTCCTCTTCGATGCGCGCGGCCGAGAGGTTGATGCCGAACTGACGGAGCGGCTCGGCTTCGCCGACGAGACCGGAGCGAAGCGCGAGCAGCACGTCTTCCGGGTTCGCGTTGTTAAACGACGCGAGGTCGGACGCGAGCCCGGTAATGCCCTTCGACATTTCGACGGTCGGTCCCTTGCCGACCTTCATCGCGGTGAAGAGGTTCCCGAACGTGCCAGCGCTTTCGAGCGCCTGCTGTTGCGAGATACCCATCGACGCCGCCGCGCCCTTCGACCATGACTCGATCTCGCTCGCGCTCTTGCCGAAGACGACGTTCACCTTCGAGAGCGACTCGTTCAGATCGGACGCCGCGTCGACCGCGCCCTTGCCGAAGACGGCCAGCCCGGCGACGCCTCCGGCGAGCCCGGTCGCGAGAGCCTTCCCGGCGCTCGCCGCGACGCCGCCGACCTTCGAGCCGAAGCGACCGGCCGCGCCGCTCGCCTTACCGAACGCCGCTTCGAGCCGCTTCGTGTCGCCCGAAATGATGACTTCGAGTTTCCGCTGACCGGCCATCGCCTACGCCCTTCCGCGCGCGGGTTGCGCGCCGCTCTTCCGAAGCCGGTTCAGTTCGTCGAGAAACACGTCGAGTTCGCCGCGCGGCATGTTCTCGACGTCGGTCCACGAGAGACCGAAGTAGTAGGCGAGAGCCGGGAGAACCGCCCTCAGTTCTCGCCGGAGAGAGAAGGGTCGTCGGCGACCGCCTCGCTCGCTTCCGCGTCCGTGAGTTCGCCGATCTCGCTCTCGTAGTCGAGCGCCGACGCGACGCTCTCGTACGACGAGACCTCGCCGCGTTGCAGACGAGCGAGCCACACGATCGCGGCGATCACGTCGAGATCGGGATCGGTGTTCGCCGCGCGCATGAGTCCCTGAAACGAGAAGCCGGTCTCGCGCCGGAGCGCGCCCGCCTGCTTCGCCGTGATCTCGCTCGGCCGAACGACGAACTCTTGCCCGTCGACGCGGACGCCGATCTTGACCTGATCCTCTTCCTTGCGTCGGCCTACGCCGGGACGCGGTGCGGTAGCCATCGTTTCGTTTCTCCCGTGGTTAGTGAGGGAACGCGCGCCGCGTCAGCGCCGCGAGTTCCCGGTCGTAGAGGTCGAGCAGCCCGTCGCCGCTCTCCCTGATCGCCGGGTGCAGGAAGTACCCGACGCCGACGCCGCCCTCGTCGGTCCACTGGTTCCCGCGCCACGCGGGGAACTGCGGATACGCGCGAGCGCCGTACTCCGCGCCGAGCGCGAAGCCCCACGCGACGCCCGCCTTCCCGAGCCGAACCTTCGCGTAGCGTTGCTCGGCCGCGGCGACGAGCGTCGTCGCGGCTTTCGCTTGCATCGGTCCGACCGAGCGCGCCTTCGCGCGCGCCCGGTCTCGGACGTACTCGGCCGCCTCTAGGTGCGTCTTCCGGAGTTCCTTCGGCGCTTCGGCCGAGAGCCTCCGGAGTTCGCGTTGCAGTTCGGCGAGCCCTTCGATGCCGACGATCGCGGCGTCGGATCGGATCGCCTTCGCCATCGGGCTACGGCGTCGAGTCGGCGTTGACGAGAACGGCCGTGATCGCGCCCGCGTCGGTCGTCGCGCCGACGCACTTAAAGGGAACGCTCTGCATGACCAGACCGTCACGACCGGACACGGCCGGAGCGTTCGCATCGAAGCGAGCGTTCGCCGTGATCGTGACCGTGCTCGTGCCCTTCGAGAGCGCCAGCACGAGCGCGGCTTCGGTGCCGCCCGTGAAACGCGCGTACTGAGTGAGGTCGGAGAACTCCAAATCGACCGTTCCCTCGTACGTGCGGAGCCCGGCTTCGAGCGGCTCGGCCGTCTGACCGGAACCGAGGAAGCGACGATCGGCGTCGAGCGCGTTATCGCCCGAGAGCGTGAAGCCCTTCGCCGACACGGACGAGCCACCGATGGTGACGCTCCCGCCCGTGAAGACCATCGGAGCGATGCTCGACGGGTACGACGCGGTAGCGAGCGCCGTCGCCGTGGTGATCGACTTCCCGACGATCGAGAGACCGAGCGTCGCGATCTCGCCGACCTGGCACGCGATCTCCCACGACGCGACCTTTACGCCCGCGATCGTGAACGGCCGGACCGTGCCGCCCGTATCGGGTCGGCCGATCTGCATCGTCAGCGACTTGCCCGTGAGCGTGCCCGGCGTGAACGTGTGCGTGTACGGACCGGAGCCGGTCGTCACGAGCCCGCCGAACATATGCGTGAAGAGAAGACCGATGCCGCGGTCGTAGACCTCGAAGCCGAGATCGCCTTCGATCGTCTCGGCTCCCGCGGCCCATTGCTGCGAACGCATGACGCGCGCGCCCGTGAGGATGCCGCTCGATTCGAGCCGCTCGATCTCGTGGCTCACGCTCTCTTCGACGAGCGGCATAAACCGATCGACCGTGACGGCCGTGCCGTAGGTCGTCTCGGTCTTGCAGCCGAACTGAGCATCGAGCCCGGAGGGAATCGCCATCGGTTACTGACCTGCCTTCGTGGTCGCCTTCGCGGGAGCGAAGGTCTCTTGCTCGACGAGTGACTGAGCGATCTCGTTCGGGAGGTCGATCGCCTCGCCGCGCTCGACGCGGACGAAGCCGCCATCGAGAGCGACGTCGATCGCGTCGAACGGACCGATGTAGGAGACGCGCACGGCGAGACCTCTTTCGGTTGGGAGGGAACGAGCGGCTACGAGAGCCGGGAGCGAACGGCGATCTCGACCGTGAGGAACGCGGCCGGACCTTCCGTCGTGATCTCTGAGTTCGGACCGTCGACGCGCTCGATCGCCATCCAGAGCACGCCGTCGATCTCGCCGAGCGAGGGATCGTCAGCGAGCGCGTCTTCGACCACGGCGAGCAGTTCGAGTGCGCGGGCTTCGACCTCTTCGATCGTGTCCCGCCCGCCCTTCGCCGTGCCGATCAGGATCGAGATCACGAAGTCGTCTTCGCGCGGCTTGCGTCCCGCCTGCATGAGCGGGAGCGACATGGTTCCGGAGACGTTCGCCACGGCGACGAACTCCGGCTCGATGCCGCGTCCCGGCCAGCCTTGCGAGACCTGCACGCCGGGAAGCGCCGCCGTGATCGTCGAGACGAGAGCCGCCTTCACTTCGGAGCGGATCGACGTCGTAGCCATTACGCGACGCCCGGCACGCGCTCGGAGTATTCGTTCAGCACCGCGTCGACGAGCGGGATTCCGGTCGGCCGGTTCGGTCCCGGCGTCGAGAGACGCATGTTCCCGAACTCGCTATCGACGGAGAGCGCGAGCCGCGGGATGCCGGAGCGGTCGCCGAGCAACCGTTGCTCGACGTACACGCGGCACGCCTGAGAGATCATCGCCGGAGCGAACTCGTGCCCGTGCTCGTAGACGACTTCGACGTTCGGCTCGCCGACCGCGACCGGGAACGAGCCCGAGTCCCATTCGAGCACGAGCCCGTCGAAGTGAAACTCGCTCGTCGTCTGCGCCTCGCCGTCGATCTCGATCGAGCGGAGCGAGTGCGGCCGATGGTGCCCGAGCGTGATCCGGTTCGAGCCGTCGCCGCGGAGCAGATCGCGTGCGTAGCGCGGGACGAACGCCACTTCGCAGTAGCGCTCGGCGAGGAACTCGAACTCGGTCCGTGCGGCACGGAGCGAAGCGGTCGCGTGCTTCGTCGTGTTCGAGAGTTCCGGCATCGACCGGAGGTCGGGCAGCGAGACGTAGAAGCCGCCCACGACTTCGACCGTCTGCGCGTAGACCTGCGCGCCCGCTCCGGTCACGGAGCCGGACCAGACGAGCGACAGCACGTCGAGAGCCGACGTGTGCGAAGCGCCGAGCAGCGTCGCTCCGTAGACGCCCGTCCCGGTCACGTCGGAGACGGCCGGAGCGACGAGCGCGGTTCCGTCTTCCCGAGCCGCGGTGACGGTCGGAGTAGACGCCGCGTCGGTCGGGCTCTCGCCGTCAGCCGCGACGAACGTCGGCGACGTCACGAGAACGTCGCTATCCACGAGCACGCGCACGGCGTCTTCCTCCGGTTAGTTCGAGCGCCGACGCGGCTTCGGCCGCGCGGCAGTTTCGGGAGCGACGCGATCGGCGCGCTCCGGAGCCGTCTTCTCGACGGCGATTCCGTGACGAGCGAGTTCGGCGTCGACCTGCGCGACGCGATCGCTCTTCCCGGTTCGTGCGTAGTGCGAGCGCTCCGCGAGAAGCGCTTCGACTTCGGACATGGGGAAGCCCTTTCGGTTGAGACTGAACGAGCCGGGCTCCCGCGCGTCTCCGCGGGAGATCGGAGCGAGGCAGGGAGCCCGGCTCGTGTGTTCAGTCGGTCAAGCGACGACGACCTAGAAGGTCGGCGTCACGAGCCCGGTGCCCGTGATCTTGGCGACGCTCTTCGGGTAGCGACCGGCCGTGAAAGCCGAGTACCCGTAGACGACCAACTTCACGGTGAGGGAGCCGCCGGTCGTCTGCTCGAACCGGAGTTCGCGCGGAGTGCCGTCGCCCTCTTCCCAGCAGAGCACGTCTTCGGCGCGCATCACGAGGATGGCGTCTTCGTTCGTGCCCGCGCCGAGGTTCGTCGGGATCGACGCGTCAGTGATGACGGGAAGACCCATGAGCGAACCGACGACCGCGCCGTACGGCGAAACGCCGTCGCCGACGCCCTGAGCGTTCAGCGGACCGGAAGCGTTCGGCACGACGAGCGGACGCCCGGCCGAGTCGACAGCAGCGGTCAGCCAGCCCCAGCGCCGAGGATGCATGACAGCCACGGTCGGAGGCAGGAAGCGCCCGGTCTGCACCTGCTGGATCGCGTCAGCGATCTTCGGCACGAGTTCGGCCACGGTCGGCGACGCGTCCGTGTAGGTCACGGAGACGATGCCGGAGGTCGAGAGCGCGCCGAGGTGCGTCCCGCCCGTGCCGTCAGCGTTAATCGCCGCGGAGTTGACCTTCACGGCGTAGTCGCCGACGAGATCGCCGAACACGACCTGATCGACCATCGAGCCGCGCTCCAACGCCTGACGGCTCACGTCCTGCTGACCGGCGTACGTGCAGACGGACACGGCGAGAGTCGTCTCGTCGATGTTCGTCTCCTGCACGGCCGAGTTCTCGGTCGCCTGCACGGCGACCGCGGTCTCGGTCGTGATCCGAGGCACGTTCAGGGTCATGCCCTGCGCGGGGAGCGGGAGGCTCCGGCACGCGTTCAGGAACGGACGGCCAGCCTTCGCCGCGGGAGCGAAGAGGTCGACGAGGTACTGCGGCACGACGAGAGCGCCGAACGCCGAAGTGCCGACGTCGCGGGTCTCGGCGACCTCGCGAGCGTTGCGCTCGATGCGCTCGGCCGCGTTGCGGTCGCCCTCACGCGCGGCGTAGGCGTCGGCGAAGAACGAGTGCTCGCCGCCCTGCCGGTAGGTCTTCTCTTCCGCGACGACGCGGACGGAGCCCTTCGCGGGCTCGACCGTCTCGGTCGGCTTCGGCTCGAAGCGCTTCGCGGCAGCCTCAGCAGCAGCGTCCCGCTCGGCCATCGCGGAGAGGTCGGCGACGCGCTCGTCGATCTTCTCGATCTCAGCCTTGCGCGCGTCGAAGGTTGCGCTCTCGTCGTCGGTCAGATCGCGCGCCTCGTCGGCCGCGGTCTGCACGAGAGCCTCGATCTCCGCGTAAGCGGTTGCCCGCTTCTCGCGGAGAGTCTCGATGATGGTCATCGTTCGTGTCTCCATAGACAGGAAGAGCCGCCCCGTTCGGGTGCGGCTCGGTCGGTTAGGGGATGCGCTTCGGAGTGCGTCGGCTCGGAGTGCGCTCGCGCGCGGCTACGTCGACTCGGCTACGAAGACACGGCTCCGGCTAGGCCGGAGTACGGAGTCGAAGCAGATCGAACGCGTAGCGCTCGCTCGGCTTCGTTCGGACGGCCGGAGCCGTCTCGATCTCTTGCTCTTCCTCGTCGAGCAGCGATGCGCGCTCGGCGATGATGGAACGCTGTTCGACCGTCAGCGTCTCGCCGTTCCGGAGAGCGACGAGAGCGCGGTCGAGTTCGTTCAGTTCGGCGGACGTCGCCTCGTACCACGGGAAGGTAACGAGCGACACGTCGAAGAGCCGCACTTCCCGAAGGTTGCGAACGCCCTCGTCGTCGAACATTTGGTCGGGCTTCGTGTAGTCGGAGAACGCGAAACTCATTTGGTCGAGATCGCCTCGCGCCATCGCCGACGCGAGTTCAGTGACGGTCGGGTTCGCTCGGTCGAGATCGGCTTCGACGACGAGCCCGCGGTCGTCGACCGAGAGCGTCAGCGTGCCGCTCTTCGTGCGAGCGAGCGGAACGCCGTCGTGGTTCACGAGCAGACGCACGTCGTCGTTCTCGCGGAGCGTCTTCGTGAACGCGCTCGACCGCACGACCTCGCCGTGCGACTCGGAGTCGAACACGGCCGCGTATCCGGCGAAGTGCAGCGCGTCGCCCGACTCTCGAACTTCGAGGTCGGTCGCGATGGTGCGGAACTCTCGCTTCGTCATTACTCGTTCCCTTCCGGCGCGGAGCGCAGAGCGTCCGCGGGTTGGACAGTGACCGGGATCGTTCCCGAGTGCTCGATCGGGTCGAGCCCGACCGCGAGACACGCGGCGTCCGGCTCGAAGCCGGAGCGGATCAGCACGCCGAGCGCGTCGATCCGCTCGCGCATCGAGACGTAAGGCTGATCGCCGCCGTCGACCGGAGGAAGGTCTTCGAGCGAGCGGACCTCGTTCAGCGTCTCTAGGTTCGAGTCGATCGCGATCTTGTGCGTCTCGAACCGCGTCTTCGTGTCGGAGCGAAGCAGCGCGTCGACGTTGTGCTTCACGAACTGCGGCTTCGGCAGTTCGGCCGAGATCGCACGCTCGACGCGCACGAGCCACGGCGTTAGGCAGTAATCGAGGAAGTGCTTCGCCCGTTGCTCCGTGTTCGCGTACGTGACCGACGAACCGTCAGCCGCGCCGCCGATCATTTCCGGAGGCACGCCGAAGATGCGCGCGATCTGACCGACCGTGAACTTCTGCGAATCGAGGAACTCGCTATCGACCGGCGCGATCTGAACCGCCTTCCACGAGACGCCGTTCCCGAGCACGAGCGGCTCGCGCTTCCCGCGGAGCGCGTCGAGCACGCGGTCTTTCAGCACCTGCGCGGTGTCCTTGTCGACCGCCTGCTCGGTTTCGAGAACCGCCGTCGGATGCGCGTCGGCCGCGTAGAAGCGACCGGCGTAGCGCTCGGCCGCGAGCCCGAGCCCGACCGCCTCGCGTGCGTAGTCGATCGGCGAGAGCCCGAGCACCTGACCGGGAGCGACGAGACCGGGAACGTGGAAGACCTCGTTCCGCGCGATCGGCGTCCCGAGGTAGGAGAACTCGACGGGAGCGATCCCGCGCCCGCGACGTCGGATCGTCCAGTCGTCCGGGTTCGTGATCTCGATCTGAGTCGCTCGGCCTACCGAGTCACGCGCCACGATCAGCCCGAGCGCGTTCCCGCGGAGCAGCAGCGAGACGAGCACCTGCGCGCGCCACACGTCCGGCGAGACGGACGCGGACGGAGCCGCCACGAGCGACGACGGCGTGACCGGCTTCCGGCCGTCGCCCGCCTTCGTGAACTGGTCGAGCGGGAACGACGTCGCGACGTCCACGATCAGCCGGACGCACGACCAGACGGCCGAGAGCCGCATCGCCGAATCGGAGTCGACGTGGACGCCGGACGCGATCGGCGTTCCGCGGAGACCTTCGAGGATGGTCGCGAGCGACTCGACCGAACGGTTCTCCGTCCGGTTCAGTCGGAAGAGCCCCATCGACTACTCGCTCTCGCCGTAGACGAGAAGCGCCACGCCGACGAACGCGATCCCGAGCGGGAGAGCGACCGACGCGAGCGCGTAGACGATGCAGCCGAGACCGGCCAGCGAGCAGAGAGCGCGCATCATGTCCCCTTCACCAGACGGACGCGGCGAGGTCGACCGGCTCGGCCGTGTCGAACTGCCAGACGTTCAGAGCGTTTGCGAGCGCGGCGATCCCGTCGATGCGCTTCGAGTTCCGGCCGCGGTCCGGCTTCACGATCTTTATCCGATCGGAGTCGTCGCGACGCACTTCCACTGAGTCGGCGTTCCATCGAGCGACCGGGTTCCCGCCGTGCTGAACGCCGCCCAACTTCACGAGCCGGAGCAACTCTTTCAGCGTGCCGGAGAGCGAGTAGCCCTGATGCACGACTTCGACCGTGAGCCCGAGCCGTTGCATATGTTGCGCGGTCGCCGTCGCTTCGCGTTGGTCATAGCCGACCTTCACGATCCGGAACCGAGCCGCGTCCCGCTCGATATCGCGGTGAATGGTCTCGTAGTCGATCCAGTCGCCTTCGGTCGCCGTGAGCAGACCTTCACGAACCCACACGGACGCACGCCCGCCCGTGTACGTGTCGAGCGCCGGTAGTTGCGCCTCCGGCGTGTAGAAGCGGAACAGGACGTCGAACCGATCGTCGTCACGCGGGAAGAGCAGAACCCACGAAGCGAGGTCGGTCGTCGACGCGAGGTCGAGCCCGGCGTAGCACGCTTCGCCTTCGAGGTCGGTCGGGTCGACGAGCCCGGCGCTCGCGTCCCATAGGTGAAGCGGAATCCACCGCGTCACCTGCCGAACCCATTGGTTCAGTCGGTATTGCCGGAACGAGTTCTCTTTCGTCGGGTCGTTCCGCGCTTCGAGCGCCTCTTCGCGGAGAGCCGAGAGCGAGAGGAACGAGCCGAGCGCCGGGTTCGAGATCGACCAGTTCGATTCGTCCCACGGATCGGCGTCGTCGGGCACGTTGCGGCAGTAGACGAACCGGCTCGGATCGAGCCGCGGGTCGCGTTGCACGCGTAGGCAGTAGTCGTGCTCTTTCGCTGCGAACGATGCGGGATCGTTCCCGGCCGTCGTCGCCGCGATCATTAGCGGTTGCGTCCGCGTTCCCATGCCCGTGCGAAGCGCGTCCCACAGATCGGCGCTCGGTTGCGTCAGCACTTCGTCGAAGATGACGCCGTGCGGGTTGTGCCCGAGGTTGCCCGCCGCGTCCGCGGCCACGACCTCGTAGACGCTGTTCGTCTTCTCGTCGACTATGCGCTTCGCGTGCGGAACGAGTTTGAGACGCTTCGAGAGGATCGGCGACAACTGCACCATTCGGAGCGCGACGTCGAAGACCTTCCGAGCCTGATCGCGATCCTTTGCCGCGCCGTAAATCTCCGCGCCCTCTTCGTCGTCAGCGCAGAGAAGCAGCAGCGCGAGCGCCGCGAGAAGTTCGCTCTTGCCGTTCTTTCTCGCGAGTTCGACCCACGCGATGCGGTAGCGCCGGACGTACGTCCCGAGATCGGCTTCGTAGCGGACCGTCCCGAAGAGCGGACGAACGATCTCGTCGCGTTGCCACGGTTCGAGCACGAACGGAGTTCGAGCGAACCGACCTTTCGTGTGCTTACAGATTCGCTCGACGAACTCGACGGCGTGCGCCGCGCGCGGCTCGCACAAGTGCTCGCCCTGTTCGCCGCACCGATCGCAGATCGGCTCCCGTGCGGCCATGCTCGAACCTTCCGCTAGGTGAGACGCGGCACGATCTCGATCGTCTCTTCGATCGTGAGTTCCGCTCCGTCGCTCGTTCGGGTGACCGTCAGATGCGCGAGGTACCGCGCGGGAGCGAGGTCGAGTTCGCCGCTCGCCCATGCCACGGTTACGACGCCGCCCGTCGCGCCCGTGATCCCGCTCGTCTTCGTGAGAACCGGCGTCGCCGAGCGGGACGTAGCGAGCGAGACCTTAAACGTGTAGCCCGACGAGTAGTCGTCGGTCTCGCCGTTCTGAACGATGGTCTCGGCCCACGAGGGACGCTCGTCGTTCCGGAAGTAGGTCAGCACTTCTAGCGCCTCCGGTGCGTCGTGCGCGCGTTGCGATGGTGGGTCGAGCGCCGGTTCGCCTTCGAGGTCGAGCGCCCGTCGCGATGAACGGTTCCGGACGCGTCGACCGTCGCGGTCGAGCGCGCGTCCCGATGGTGCGTCGTCTCGAACGGAGCGACGTCCGGCTCGATCGGCGCGTCGGTCGAGTACGTCCCGGCGTTCGCCGTGTCGGTCTCGGTTGCGCGCGAGCCGGAGACGAGGACGAGCGGAGCGCCCGCGCTCGGCGTGTCGGTCTCCGTCGCCCGAGCGCCGGTCACGACGACGAGCGCCGAGCCCGAGCCCGGCGTCGTGGTCTCGATGACCTTCGAGCCCGCCACGATCACGAGCGGAGCGCCCGCGTTCGCCGTGTCGGTCTCCGTGACCTTCGAGCCGCTCGTCTGCACGACCGGCGTTCCGGCGTTCGCCGTGTCGGTCTCGATCGCCTTCGAGCCGGAGACCGTCACGGTCCCGGCGTCGGACTGAGCCGAGCCCGCGTTCGCCGTGTCGGTCTCGGTCGCCTTCGAGCCAGCGACGACGACGAGCGCGGAGCCCGAGCCCGGCGTCGTCGCCTCCGTGACCTTCGAGCCCGCGACGACCACGACCGGCGTTCCGGCGTTCGCCGTGTCGGTCTCGGTCGCCTTCGAGCCCGCCGACACGACGCCGAGCAGGATCGCTCCGGCGTTCGCCGTGTCGGTCTCCGTGACCTTCGAGCCCGCCACGACCACGAGCGGAGCGCCCGCGTTCGCCGTGTCGGTCTCGGTCGCTTGCGAGCCGGTCGGCTGAACGAGCGCCGCTCCGGCGTTCGCCGTGTCGGTCTCGGTCGCCTTCGAGCCGGAGACCTGCACGCCGAGCACCGCGGAGCCCGCGTTCGCCGTGTCGGTCTCCGTGACCTTCGAGCCCGCCACGACCACGAGCGGAGCGCCCGCGTTCGCCGTGTCGGTCTCGGTCGCTTGCGAGCCGGAGACGGTCGCGCCGCTCGACTCTGCAATCGAAATGAGGCACGCCGCGCCGTCGCCCGAGACGCCCGCGGGCAACCACGACTGAGCGCCGCCCGCCGTGACGATCTTGTATTGCGAGCCCGCTCGCATGTTCGTCGCGGCCGAGCCGCCCGTCGTCGTGTGCGTCGCCCACGTCGACCACGAACCGTTAGTCGTATCCGTGTCCGCGGTCGGAGCGCCCGTGCCCTCTTGCGCCAGACCGCCGACGACGAGTTCGCCCGCCGCTCCCGGCGTGATGGTTATCGCTCCGACCGGCGTCGCCGCGTTAAAGCCGCCGACCGTGTACGTCAGCGAGCCGCCGCCCGTGGTGAACCGATGGATCACGACGGCCGCGGCCGTAACCGCCGTGTTGTAGTCGCACGCGAGCGAGACGCCCGTGCGCGTGTCGGCCGCTACCCACGTATAGATGACGAGGGACGCGCCGTCGTTCGCGGCGCTACCCGGCGTCCGCGTCGCGGCGTGACGTTCCACCGCGCCGAGGTTCGAGCCGCCGTTCGAGCGAATGTTCGTGATGGTCGGAGCCACGCTAAAGAACGCGTTGTCGACCGCGAACACCAGCACCATTAGGTCGCCGGGAGATTGCGAGAACGACGTCGGGAAGACGTGCGAGATTCCCGCGGACTTGACCTGTCCGGAGTACGTGGCGACGTGAGTAAACGCCATCGGTCGCCCCTAGCGCTTCGGGTTAGGCCGCGCGGTAGAAGCCGCTCGCTGCGACGTCGTAGGTCAGCGTCCCGCTCGTCGCCGTGGTCAGCGCGAAGTCGTCGATAAAGAGCGGGATCAGATCGGCATCGGTGCCGCCCGTGGTGTCGGGGTCGTAGCAGATCGCGATCCGCGTCACGGCTTGCGCGGTCGTCGGCGACCACGACGGGTTAGCCGCGTCGACGTCGACGCGATCGTTCGTGTCATCGACGGTCACGGTCACGGAGCCGAGCGTCTGCCGCGAGTAGCCCGTGAACGTCGCTTCGTTCAGGTTCGTTGCGATCAGCGCGGTCAGCGTGTCGGCGTCGCGGCAGTTGTCGTCGGTCTCGGTGCCCGTGAAGATGACGGCGATCAGCGCGTCGTTCGCGGCCGGGAGCCCGGCGTAATACGCGACCTTGCCCTTCGCGATGTTCGGGACGAGTGCGGCCATGCTTCGTGTCTCCTATGAGAGAAGCCGACGAGCGAGGTCGTCGGCGTCTTCGGGTTGTTCGGTTCGGAGTTGCGCGCGACCGCTCGGCGTTAGGCCGAAGTGCGTCCCGAGCGCTCGGATTTGCGAGGTCGCCTCGTTCGCCGCGGTCGCGGCCGGGTGCTTCGCGATGCCGCTCTTCGTCGGGATCGTCAGCCCTTCGCGAGCGAGCGTCTCGGTCGCGTCACGGAGCCGGGCTACGGCCGTGCAGTACGCGGCGAACGCGTCGGCGTCCGTCCACTTCAGGACGCCGAGCCGGACGAGTTCGTCGGCGAGCCGCTCCCACACTTCGAGCGCGTAGCCGACGAGCCACGCCGGAGCGACGACCGGCCGATCGCTCGGCCGCGGCTCGCTCGTGTTCGTCCGATCCTTGCGGTCGCCGTGCAACACGCGGAGCGAGGTCGGCTTCGGCGCGGGTCCGCGTGCGCCCATCGTGTCGACCTCCGAAGGTCTCGAAGCGCCGGAGTCGAACCGGCCGGGTCTGAGTGATCGACGGCGACCCACGCGCCCGCGTGCTTCGAGCGAGAAGAGCGGACCTCCCGGCGCGGCGCGCCCGCTTCCGCCGCCATGCAGCAGAGCAGTACGCCGGGAGGTCGAAACCTGTCAGGACACGCGCAAGCC